GGAGGCATTGTAGAGGCTAGGAAGGCTGCCTTAGAAATGACAAAGGCCGAAGTCTCCTTGTGGAAGAATCCGGCCTTCATCGTCTCAATGGTACTTTTATTGCCCGTTTACGCGGTTATTGGGTCAGTTATTGGGCTTTTTGGCGAAGCCGCCACAATCCTTTGGGATGATAACGTCAGGATGTTAGTGGTTGGAATCATCAGTAATGTGGTGTCAGGAACTATGGGCTTTTGGCTTGGTAGCTCCTTCGGATCACAAAAGAAGACAGATTCACTGACCAGTAAATAACACGTAAGTTTCCTTAGTGACCTTCACAGCCCCTTTCGAGGGGCTTTTTTTATGTCCAAATAGGGCCTAGGAGGCTTCGGAGACCCTTCAAGCTATCTCCCTACCTACCCAGGCCCAACAGAGCCTTCTAGGGGCCTTTAAAGCCGTGTGTAACGAAGTTACACTGTAGTTCTACTCCCGTAGACCACTTCCTAGAGCCTGTTTTATGCCCACACCTTCAAGATAGACACTCCTTCCAGCATCTTTTCCTCAATATAGTCTTCAGCCTCTTCATAGGTGTCAAACTTCACAGCCTCTGAGAAGGCTTGACAACGTAAGCCCCCGGCACTGACAAACTTCCCAAACTGATTATTATCTACATAGTAGATTGTGAAGTACACAACCTTTTCATATAGTTCTCGCGGGTCAATTACCGGGATTGGTTTCTTTGCCATTATTTAGTCCTATCTATAAATACAAAATGAAGACGAAGGAAGGCTATAGTTAAGATAATACTAAAGCCCCCATGTAAGTCAAGATGCTCAATGCTTAAGCCAAAGCCGTGAACCCAGCCATAGTATAAATATGTTGTCACAGATAATCCTCAATAGGGTATTGTTTAACTACTCCGTGCCTTTGGGCTAAGACGTACTTGATTCCAAAGTCTTTGAAGTACTTAGCCATATCTCTAAGATTCTGCCTATTGATCTTGCCGTTCATAGCGCCGACATAGATTGTATAGGCCCCCATAAGCTGCACAGTCGCTACCGCGATGAAGGGGTCGGGATAGATCTTTCCTTCTTCATAGAAGCGGACTGTGAAGACAATTGGCTGGACATGGATCATGGCTAATTAGACTCCACAGGAGCCACCTTTACCGCTGATATCACAAATATCGTTCTCTTCAAAGATTACTCCTTTGTGCTGAATAGCTTCTTCGTAAGGAACTTCGGTAATAGGCTGACCACCACGAGAGCTGTCAGGGTAACAAGTAAAGCCGCGAAGCCTAGAGGAATACTTAGCAAGAAGTCCAGAAAATTCCGATACACGATCTTCGTTGTTGTCCTTAGAACCCCAAGGAGGAAGGTTAATCGTACTTGAAATGGACATATCAACATAGTCTTGAATGTCCGCTTGAAACTTAAGTCGTTGTTCAAAGTTATGGCTCAGTCGGTAGGCGGTATCGATAGTTTCAGGTTTAATCGAATAGTCTCTAATGAGTTGTTCGGCTGTACTGTCAACCACAAACTGATATCGCCATTTAGTTCCATCAGTAAGGAACCTTCGCTTATAGGCCACTGCAAACAACGGCTCAATTCCCGTGGTTGTTCCTGCCAAGATGCCGATTGTTCCAGTCGGCGCGATAGCTCGGTAAGCCACGGGTCGGCTGATAAAGAACCTATCGCAGTGATCATTAGCGGCTTTCTCTGACTCATCTTTATAAACCTTTAACCATTGGTGAAGTTCTGGAGTTACTTCGTAGCCTTGCCCACGCTTGAGTAGCCATTCGTGGATGCCCATGAGTCCAAGACCGAGACGCCGATTCTTTTCCCTAACTGTATAGACTTTGGCGTAGGGTAGGTCAGCCCTAAGGGTGCCACAGACGAGGAACTTTGAAGCCAGCGTAACAACGGACTTGAACTCTTCCAGACTGTCAATATTGCCGAGATTGATACTACCAAGATTGCATACGTCAGAATCATCTTCGCTTGTAACTTCTGTACAAGCATTACGAAGCGTTTCATTAATCTTATCTCCGAAGTTAAAGCTGAACCCAGGCTCACCAGTCATCATAGCCTGCTTACAGTTCTCCAAGAAGACTGAATTGCTAAGCAGGTTACCATGAGTTTCGTTGTAGTTGACACTAATGTTAGTCATGTCTAACGGAGCAGGGAAGTTAAAATCATCCTGCTTAATGTCTTTTAAGCTACTTCCGGTGGTTCCAACTGGCTTGTCTGCCCAATTCTTTGCTGAAAGGAAGAGAGGGATGTCCTCATGTTCTGCGTCAAGTGAAGCATAAATTGCGGATCGACGACTTCCCCCTTGCATAACATTTCGGCCAATTTCGTTGATTGCGTACATAAGAGGCAGAGGACCGCTAGCCTTTCCTCCAGTGCGCGCAAGTGGTCGCCCACTAGGTCGCAAACGACTGTAATCGATTCCAATACCGCCTCCTGTCATCAAGCAGGACATAGCCCGCCAAGTTACGTTACTCCATTCCTCCCTAGTATCCTCTTCAGCCCGCAGAAGGTAACAGTTATTGTAGGCTTTGTAGGGACGGCCAGCGTAGTAAAGGTAGCGTCCGCCAGCCAGGATCTTCATTTCCTTCATAAACTGTGCCAACTGGCTACGGTCTTCTTTGGACATCAGAGCCTGCACAGTCCCCTGACGGGTTCCACAAACATCCTCAATCAGCCGGTCTACCAAGGCATCCCAAGTGTCGCTAGGACCCTGTGCATACTTCTGTCGAAAGATAGTCTCACTAAAACTATTCTTAAACCGTTTAATCTCCATTAGTACTCCGCATCCTGGTCAAATTCATCGTCTTCATCGTCTGCATCAAGCTCTTTCCTGATGAAGTCTTGTCGTTCCTCTAGTACGTCCAAGAAGCGTTCAATAATCTCTTCTGGACTGATGTCAAGGAGTTCACAGACCTGCTCAACATCGTACTGCCGAAGCATCCGCCCTAACTCACTGATCGTCAGCATCTTCAATCATCTTGTCAAGGTAGTGTCGGGCTTTCTGAAGGTCTTCCAAGCCGCCTTTGTGCTTAGCACGTAGAAGATATTTTAGCACGTTTCCGCCGTAGAAGTCAAGACCCCACGCATCAATGATGGCCCAGGGCTGCATAGACGAGCCTTTTTCTTTGTAGTGGCTACCGCCGACTTGACGCTCGATAGCCGGCTTTGGTTGTTCTTTACCGTTCAGACGATCAAGGAAGGCTTTACGGACCTTCTCAGACGGAACAGAGGCACTGGAGTAGAAGACATCATCAAAGGTTGGCTGAAACAACTTAGCACTAGGAAGCCCATTGACTTCATCGTACTTAGGCCACATTTGTTTCCAGTCTGATTCACCGCCTAAATACATGCTATCGTTGTTCTTAGGTTCGTAATAGTTAGACATTGGTTTCCTTAGTAGTCATATCGTTTCTTCAGAAAATTAAGAGAGATATGCAAAGGATGGAAGTCACCTTCATTGACTTCATACAGCATCCAAATCCCTCGGTTATAGTGGTTGCCTTGTGGGCCTAGGTAGTCTTCATCGTGCATGTAGCAGGAACCAGCAAAGAGTCCGATAACTCCTTTACCGTCTGCTCTAACGGCCCTATGAATGTCCCAATTCTGATTGTGGCCCATAACACAGGACTGATGCTTAGAAAGAACTAGGTTCCTAGCTGACGTAACAGGGCGTCCCATCCCGCCTGAGACAAAATAGTGAGCATAAGCAACGCCATCAAGGATGACGGGATGAAGAAAGTCGTGAACATTAAAACCGTAATTCCGGTAAGCAAGATCGTCAGTAGATAATGTACCATCGAGTTTTGGATCATTCTCAGTAGCCTTGTTAATACGGTTTTCATGGTTGCCTAAAGTAAGGTGTAGCTCAGGATTCCATCGTTGCTTGTGGTTTAACTTCAGAGTTAACATCTTAGACACAACAGGGTCCATTAGAACCTGCATAGCCTCTTTTGAGGCTGCTACATCGTCTTTGTATCGCCTGCCTTCAAAACTCTTCTTCCCTACGTCATAGCTACTCAGGCTCTGCATATCTGCGAAGTCACCAATCTGAACAATAACATCAGGCTTCTTTTCAGCTAGGTAGTTCCCTACCCAGCGAAGGAAGCTGTAGTCCTGTCCAGGCTTGACTTGGCAGTCAGGGATTACAGCGTGAACTCTGCTCATTGTTCTACCGGCTTAGGAAGTTCATCAAACAAAGCCTTTGTAGCTTTCTTCAAGAACTTGCCATAGTCTTTAAGGCTTTCAAGGTCTACACCGCCTAATGGGCTAGGCATCAGTTCAATCATGCTGCCATCCATCACAAAGACTGTGTAGAACTCTTCATCACTGACTCGGTAGTGCTTACCGCCTAAAGGGTCTTCACCGAAGAACACTACTTCGATAAGGTCTACTTCTGTTTTCACTTTAGTCATCAGAGCCTCCATAGTGCTTACGAAGATCAATCGGATAGCCGTAGACACCACTAAGGAAAGCCACGAACTCATCAATAACAGAAGGCCACCGTACTCCACTCTCAAACTCTAGAGTCACTTCGGTTTGCTTAGCTGTTGGGAAGTCTCCACCAGTCTCAGTAGGGTTGTTGTAGTAGAAAGTATAGAACACTTTGTCGTCTTCCTTCATGTTTCATTCCTTCGTCAATGCTTCCCAACTAACGGGAAAATGTTGTTTAATGATTGGTTCAATCTGTTTAACCAGGTCTCGGGTTTCAAGCTGCGCAGTCGGGTAAGTCCTTTGTTTCCACACCCTTACCCAAGCGTACAAGGAACCTGTCCAGATCCACTCAGTATAGGTGTTTTGAGGAAGGAACATCCTAGCCTGTTCAGGGCATAGACCACCTTTAATAAGGTTATCATATGACTCTAGAGTATAATAAGACGCCTTCCTGGCCCAATAAAATTCGTTGTCTTTATCTTCAAACTCTTCATCACTACTACCCTGCTTCACATTCTCAGCAGCTTTACGCCATTTCTCAGGCCACCACAACTCAGGCGCTGTCTTCACATAGCGTCTGGAGACTTCATTCCACGTCAGCCCTACATGATGCTTCACAAGATGCCTAGCTACGAAGATCGGTGCTTTCCACCGCATAGAGATTGAAGTGTGTGCGAAGGGGCTCCAATGTCCGTGTTTAGCTAGGTAGTTAATTAGTTTTTCATCAACCCCCTTCAAAGACTTATCCCAACTATTGCCCCACTCTGATTCTTTATCAAAGCTAACCCTAGCGGCATTGACTACAGACAAGTCAGAGCCCATGTGATCGATGTATTCAACCTTCACGATATAGCTCCAGAATACGCTGCACAGCTTCAAACTCAAGCATTGCTTGTTCATGCCTATCTACCACATCCTGTGGTACATCTACACAGCCTGTAGAGATGTAATCAGTGTTGGGATCAATATCTAGCATATACCGCTTAATCTCATATAGAAACACTTTCACTGTGGCTCCTTATCCGTAGACACTGCGTCTACAAAGTCTCCCCACTCATTGAACACCAGCATGACGTTAGGTTGTTTCATGTAGTTGAATCGGATTAGTTCCTGTGAAGCATCATAGTAGATATGCCGGTAGAGGCGATGTTTTAGGTCTTTGATGTCTACCTGTTCTTCAGACACCTGCTTAGCCACTGTCATTTCTTATCCTTCCAAGCCTTAATTGAGGTTTCCTGTTCCTGCTTCAGCCAGTCTTTGTAGTGGTCATACCTATCTTGCAACAAAGCCACGAAGAAGTCAAGACTAATCAATACTAGAGGGTCTTTCCTGTCTTCTTTCATCACCACTACAGGGTTTACAGGGGCCTTCACAGTGATAGCGTGCTCTTCAGCCTGTTCATACCAGCGGCCTACGGCGATGCCTCTACGGGCCTTTGTTTCCACTGCAATGGGCATAATCTTCCTTGCAGCGGGGCTAAGCTGAACATCCTCTCCCTGAGCACCCATCGAAGTAGACTTAATGTCATCCTGCTCCAACTGAGGGAAGGCATTAAGCAGGCGGTCCCTAACCAACTGTTGCAGCTTCCTGCCTTTCTGTTTAGCCGATGATGTTTTTATAGCCCTAACTCCTTAATCAGATAGTCAATGTATTCTTCACCGTAGTCTTTGCGCCTACGAAGCCAGAGAAGCTTTGCATTCTCTTTAAAGTGTTTAAGCTCTGTGTCGCCATGCTTCTTGTACTGTGCCGCTACAAGACTAAGTTGTGACATTGGGTGCTCATCAGCAGGCTTTGCTAAAATGTCTGTAGCTCGTTTAATACCGATGTTACGAATACCGATGATGTTATCTACTTTGTCTCCCATCAGCATCTGCACACAGAAGTTATTGAATCCTTTCAGCCAGTCAATGTATTGTAACTTCCTAGTAACAAAGTTGTAATGCCAGCCAACTACTTGGAGCATATCTTTGTCGATAGAGACAATAACAGTTTTGTCGCCCTTCTCAGTCTGCTCCTGAGCTAATGAATCATCAGCTTCTTGACCAATGATACCATGAAAATCCCAATAAGTCAAGAGCCTTTCACGAATTAGTTCATAATGATGAGGCTTTGCAGCCGTCCTATTGCCTTTGTACGGTGCAGTCACTGCGATGGCATTCCTGAAGTTACTTTCAGAATCCAGGCTAAGGTATCCTTCGTAGTCTGTGCAGCTAGGAAGGCTAAACATCAGCAGATCAGTGATGAATGAATCCACCCGAGACTTCATCACAGCATCTGGCACAGGCTCGATAGTGCCGTCAGGAAGCTTCTTCTGGCCTCCGAAGCCTAAGCGGTACGTAAGCTAAAGTATGTCGCCATCAATGAGAGCGATCATACGAGTAACCTCCTCCAAAGTGACGGATTCTGTGACAGTTTGCACAGAGAAGAACACACTTTGCTAGTTCTTCTTTCCAGCGTTCGCCGGACTTGTTAAGGAACCACGAAGGATGTCCTTCTTTCTCTGAAGGGTCTTCATGATGAAAATCAAACGCTACTGTAGGAAACACACCAGAACAGTCTAAACACTTTCCGCCTAAGTATGCTACAGCTTCTTCTTTACGTTTAAAACGCTTTTCCCTGTTCTTTGCTAATTGAATAGCCGTCCACAAAGAATCTTCCCTCTTTCGCTTATGATGCTCTCTTGCTCGTTTATTTGCACAAAGGCGACATGCATTGCCTGCTTTAGAGAACTCTGTACGAAACTTAATTAGTTCACAAGCCGGGCAATATTTCTGGTCATCTGGAATAGGAGCACCGTCAGCCAAATAGCGCCACTTTACTATGAAACCTTTAGGCGTCCTTTCTAACACCTCTCTAGTTATTGTTTTCTTTAATGAAGACTCCGTTGGCATTCAAGTATCCTTTCCGGTCTTTGATTTCATTGTAGGCAAGCCTAAGGCAATCTGTCAAATCAAAACCACTAATAGCACAGTAATTAATAAGACACACCATAACATCACCGATACCATCAGCAATTCCTGCTTCGTCTTGCTTGTTGTGTGCGTCTGCTAGTTCTCCTGCTTCGGAGATAAACTTTAGAAGCTGTGCAGTTGCTGTTCCGTTAGTTAGAATACCACGGGAATGTGCCCACTCCTCCACTTTTTCTTCTAAGTCTTTATATTCGTAGATAGGCATCAGTCAATCCTTATCTGGTGAAGGCACATACCTTCTTCATTTCCGACATGGTCTTTAGCAAAGGCTACCCAAACTACTTTAGTAACTTCTTTCCTGTCGCGTGGCATCCTGTACATCCAGCGTTTACAGTTGAATCGCCACTGACAATTCATCTCTAAGGCATCACTACACCGGGCTACGTCGTTTGGGAGGCGCATAATTACTCCTTAGTTAAATGAAAAGCGTCATTGTAGCTAAAGTTATGTGCCCCAATATGAACAACCCCTTTACTAGCATCATGGTCTACATAGGTGCCAAAGCCAGCCTGCCTAGCTCTGCGCTGAAAGAAATAATCTTCTGTTTCAAAGTTATCTTCCTTCGCATCATACGGAAAAGCAAACCAGGGCTTAGGCACTTTACGAAACACTTCCATCCTAATCAGGATAACCGAATTACCAGCGAGCATAACTTCTTCGACTCCAGATGTCGAATCATCCGATTTAACTTCTTTTCCGGTGAAGTCCAGCGCCATAAAAGTAAGAGGGTAAACCCGCTTGACACAATTGGCTGCCACAATCGGTAACTTATGGCTTTTAAGTAGCTGCTTAACCACTTCGGGCCTAAAAGCCATGTCGTCATCAAGAAACAAGACATGTGTGGCTCCCCATTCCATAGCCTGTGTAACACACCATTGACGGTTGTAAGGAATCACAGAACCACAGATATAAAAGAATTTCTGGTCAGTAACTTTGCAGTTATTATCGATTTGCAAAGAGCGTTGGAGCCTTGCAAGAGACTCCGCAAACTCTACTCGGACGAAGCCTGCGGAGGGAGTGCAGATAGCTAGCCTAATTGACAACGTAGTTCCTTTCAAGAATATCTGCAATCTGGTTAAAGTCTAAACATTTCTTGTCGTTTAGTTCAACCATATAATAACCAAAGTTGTCTTCAACGCCTAGATCAACAATCAGCGGATCAGGTAGTGTGTAGGTGCTAGTCTTGCCTTTGTATAGAAATTCGTAGTACTGCACAGGATTAGGCCGGATGTTGCTTGCCTTAACTGTGTAGGGCTTCTCGATATTCCATCCGTTAGGGTCTACCACGTCACACAACACACCCAAAGCATCTAGCCCCTTGGTAGTGTGGAGAAAACCAGTAGTTTGCTGATAATCTCCACTACGAAGGGCTTTGATCCACTCAAGCATCAATGCCCTGTTTACCATCACAGCTTCTCGATAAACTCAAAAATCTTAGCAGCTTGGTCGTTTTCTTCTTTGAACTTCTTAGTCATTTCTGGCGTATCCCAAGCTACCTGCGCCTTATGCCATTTAAGGCCATAATCAACCAACATAGTAGAGAACTCAAACATTTGCTCAACAGTCAACTTAGCCATTACAGAGCCTCCTCAGAGTCATCAATATCAACACCGCCGCCAGCTTCATACTTAACCAGTTCAGTGATGACCAGTTTCTTCAACGAAGGGCTGACTCCTTTCTTGTTCTTAAACTTCCACTCGTAAGGACTAATCAGGCAGATAGCTTTAGAGCCATTACCAACATCCTCTGTGATCCGATCACCATCTTCGTCAACTGCGAAGATTTCGTAGCGGCTCTTACAGGTGATGTAGAAGCCTTGGGTGTCCTTATGCAGTGCGGTGATACCCATAGCCTCTAGAGCCTTCACAGCCGCCTCAGACAACTCCCCAATGTCTACCTGGTAAGTACCAGACATTTGATTAATCTTCTTCAGGGAAGCCCAAAACACGGTGCCTTTGATCTTAACAGGCTTAATCTCTTCAGTCATTTATTTTCATCCTTAAAAGTAACGTTAATACGAAACAGCAAATCTCGAATGGCGCTTTGATAGCCTTTATGAAAGGCTGTCTTGTGGTTATATGCTTCTTCTGCAATCCTTACCAACTCAGTTACAACCTCTTTAGGAACCACATAGTCATTCATCATTTTTCCTTAATATTTACTGTACAGTAAATTATGGTGCCCCTAACAGGACTCGAACCTGTACACCGAAGTCGGGGATTTTAAGTCCCCTGCGTCTACCAATTCCGCCATAAGGGCTAATATTTGGTGCTACAGCAAGGATTCGAACCCTGAACCTCCTGCTTACAAGGCAGGAACTCTACCGTTGAGCTACTGTAGCGTATGACTCTATTGTACTACTTTGAAGCCTCCTTGTCAACTGTTTAGTGCGTCAAGAACCAATTTGCCCCCTTCTTAGCTTCGCCGGCCAGTGGACAACGTAGTTTTAAAACAACACCGGCATCCTCGATAGCCTTCATCCCTAACCCCATAGTCTTATCAGCGTACTCTGTCGGAACTTCGATCTGGACCTCGTCATGGACATTAAGCAAAAACTTATAAGGAATCTTCGAAGCCTTTAGAGAGTCATCCAACAACACCAGAGCCACTTTCATCACCGCTGCACCAGCACCCTGTAGAAGTGTGTTAAGGGCCTTGTGTGGCGACCGAACGAATAATCTACGGCCATCCAATCCCGGCAAACTCCCTTTCTCTGCAATCTTTGTAACTTTCGTCCGAAGACTTTGAAGTGCTGGCGTAGCTTCAAGGAACGCGTTGATAAGTTGCTTTCCTTTGTGAGCGCCACCACCGGCAATTGAACCGATTTTCTCCGCACCAGCCCCGTACAAGAATGCGTAGATAAATGTCTTTGCTTGGTCACGAGTGTCCAGCCCTGCCGCACGCTGATTAATACTGTGTACATCCGTTTTGTCACTTGACTTTCCTTCACAGACTGCCTTGATATAATCGTCATCTTGCATATAATGCGCAAGCATACGAAGCTCTAGGCCGCTTGCGTCAATACCAACCATAGAATAGCCGTCAGGGACTGTAAACAAAGCCCTACATCGTTTACCTAGCTCTGTCTGTGCCGACGGAACCTGGCCTAAGTTAGGGCTGCTGTGCGTCATCCTTCCAGTGACTGCACCGTTAGTAATTACTTTACCGTGAATCCTACCGTCTGCTTCAATCTTCTCATCCCAATTAACTAAGAAGGAATTAATTTTCTGTAGTTCAAAGTATCGAAGAAACACTTTAGCCTCTGGAATAGCCATAGACTTTAGAATCTCTTCGTCAAGGACTACATTTCCCTTCTCAGTCCATTCGTTAGGCTTCCATCCTCTAGCAACAAGCCTATCAATGATCTGCATCCTAGAACCGGGATTAAACGGAATGATCTTCTGCTTAGTCTTCAACTGCACAATGGTTGGTTCAAACTCTGCCACCATCTTGTCAGTCAAAGCATTAAGCTCATCCTCTACTTCGGCCTTCAACAGCATCAAAGCCCGCTGGTCAATCAAGACACCATTACGAACCTGCAAAGCCACGATATCGGCAACCTTGTGTTCTAATTCGACACAATAGTCTGAGAACTTCTGACGCCGAAGCTGGCCCTTAAGATGACTATATAACTTTGCAGTTAACTCTACATCCTGTTCACAGTATTCCTTCATCTTCTCCAAGTCTGGATTATCCCACTCAGAATAGTCAATCTTCGGACTGCTCAGCCTTCTTCCCCATGCCTCCAGAGAGTGCCCGTCGGCTATGTCGGGTTTGAGTAGCCTTGAGACTATCAAGGTATCCCAACACTTCTTCAGTGGAATCTGAATCTTCCACAAGCTCTGAAGATGATAGGCGTCGAATGCGATTAAGTTGTGTCCGATAATCTGCTCGGACTGCTCGATCAGCGGCTTTAGCGTCTCTGCTTCCGAATGACAAATCAGTTCTCCAGTGTCCAGGTTCTTCGTAACTACCATCCAGATTTTGGATTGTTTACTATCAGTTTCAATATCTAGAACTAACTCCACAATATTCCTTCCGTTAAAGGAGTAGTTTACTACAAAGTTACTTGGCTGTCAAGTTTTGTCTCCCTGCACTTCGGCGGCGGGCGGGTGCAGAAAGACGGGGCGCCATGCCGACTTGTGCGAGTCGCGCCACGTGCGTTGCGCGGGCTTCCATGCGCCCATCGGGAACAGGTTGCCGAACTCATCCGCCCAGCCGATCTGCGCCACCGGCTCGGCCTGCACCGGCGCGGCGGGCGCGGCGTCGAGCATGGCACGGTAAACACTCCGAGCAGTCCTCTCGCCTAGATGCGAGATTGGGTCGGGTATTTCATACGAACCATCAATCAACTGCACCGCCGTCGGCTCACGCGGCACCATCACCCATTCAGTCATTACACCCTCCATTAAGTTTGTCCAACACCCGTTCCTCCAGTTCATCATAGAACTTACTATGAATTAGTCCAACAGGTAGCATATCGTCTGTGATTTCAATCTCACCAGGATCATACACCAAAGTAAACCCTTCAATAAGAAACTCCGCAGGATAGTCAGGCTCTAAAGGCTTCCCATAGCTATCTCGTTCACCGTATTCCGCAGGAATGTATTCCCCGGTGACAATAACTCCACACTCTTCTAACTGAATAGTTACTTTCATTCCACATCTTCTCCGTAAGTAAAATCAGAAACAAGTTTAACCACTTTTGATTGAAAATCCCATAATCTTTTGTTTTCTTGTTCAAGTGTTTCGATATGGTTTCTCAAGTATTGGATTCTTTGGCTTTTAGTTCCTGTGTGGTTGTCTTCTAACATAGCCACTGTAGCTTCAACATACTGATGCTCAATCACAGCACAGCCTCCGTAACATCAAACATTCGTCCGGTTTCAAGGCTATACAGCGCCTCTCCAGCCGGTCCAGTCAAACCACAAAACCGATTCTTCAAGACCCTAAGACGAGTGGTGTTGCGCTCCATAGGGTCGTCAGCCTGTCCGTTCCTCTCCAATCCTATCACAATATCACTGAGTTGTGCAATAGAGCCAGAGCCACGAAGCTGCGCAAGGGATGTTGCAGCCCCTTCTTCGTGTCCTTTGCCATCAGGACGCTTCAGGTGGCTGACACAGATCAGGCCAATCCCTGTCTCCTGCACCACAGTTCGCAACTTAGTCATAATCTCGTCTAGAGCTTTTCTTTCATCTCCGTTTTCCTGATTAGATACAACAATGCTAATGTGGTCAAGGAGTACAAAACCAGCCCCACAGCCACGGGCCAAATACCTAACGCGACTAACAATGTTGTCAATCCCTGAACTACCAAAATGATCAAAAAGATAAATTCTACCTGTTCCCATTGTTTTCTCGAAAGCATCTTTGTATTCCTCCGGTGTATATTCGGTGTCGGGAAGATGAAGCGGCTTGTTAGCCGACAGTGACATAATACCCTTCGCAGTCTTCTCCATGTCCTCCTCAAGAAACATCAACCCAATGTTGTCCTTGGTGTGGTTTAGTAACTGCCAAGTAATCTCACGTAAGAACTGCGACTTACCCATTCCAGAGCCACTAGTCACCATAACTAGTTCACCCTTCCTGAGCCCATATGTCAGTTTGTTGAGCCCTTCAAAGGGATACTGTAAAGCCGCCTCAGCCTTGGGCTTATTCAGTCTATCCCACAGTGTGGAACCCTGCACAATCCCGTCAAGAATAACCTTCTCAGCGCGCCACCAACAGTCAACAAAGGTCTTGCTGTCCTGGGCCATCAATGCTTCATTGGCGTCCTTATACTTCGACAGCTTCACAACCAAAGCCTTGTGAGCGAACAACTCAGCCACCAGTTTAGCTGCTTTTTGGCCTGGCTCATCCATGTCAAAGCAGATCACAACTTTGTCGAAGGTATCGAGCCACTCAAAAGCCGCTTCAACGTCCTTTACAGCCCCTGTAGCGCCCTGCCGAATGCTGACCACAGGATACCTACTACCAAGCATCTGAAACGCTGCTAGGGCGTCAAATTCCCCCTCTGTAATGGTTACAAACTTACCGCCAGCAGGAAACTTATCTTGACCGAATAGACCCTGAAGTTTCCCTTCATTGTAGAACTTCTTATCATCTTTCCGACGAACCTTATATCCTTCTACATAAGGGAAACGATACACACTGTCATCCTGCATAACTCCATAGTGCTGTGCAGTCTCTTTCGTAATGTCTCTTTCCGGCACAGCCTTAATGGAGCCTAGAACAGACGGGATTTCTTTTACTACACCAGAACTATCGTTGCTCAATTGTTTAGTTCCCTGACAGCTAAAACAGTGAATGAACTCTTTACCTTTGTCGTCCCGATAGTGCGCAGCAGCATCACTACTACCACAAAGACTACAAGGGATGTGCGCTTTGATTGTTTCCATGTTCCTTACTATATAGTTATACTTCAAAGTATAAAGGATATATAGTTACTACAAGATACTAAGTATATACTAAAGAACATAATATATAGATTTAGTTTCTATGTAGTAACTACATAGTAAAGGGTAGCACAGACTTCGGAGTTTGTCAAGCCCCTAGTGTGTCTCTTTTGGAATAAATTTCTGAGTCATTTTAGTTTCCTTAAAGTGCTTTAATCTGGTTTAACAGTCTATCAATGTCTTGGTCTGAACAGCAACCAATAACATCATCAGTAATCGGTGTTGTATATGTCAGAGTCCAATCCTCTTGTTCTGCTATTTCGTTATAACCCCACTTAATAACAGCTAGTTCATATAGTCCCCTGCCCCCACCATAAGAGAAAATATTCCTAATAACAGAGGCCCCATAATTATTATGGAATTTATAGACCCATTGTTCACCAGCCATGTCTTTTTCGTACATAACTAGGTTGTCTTGAGAAAACATAGCAACATCTCCCGTTTAGAATCGTTTTGGAGCCCTTCTAAGGCCCCTACAAGGCATCGCCAGGAAGCCCAAGCTACCTCCCTAGCTTGAAGCCTGCTCAGAGCCTCCTAGGTGACTTCCGACAGAGCCCCATTAACATGATTAACCCGGTAGATTGCATAGGTATCCTTAGCATACCCTACATTCTCCATAAACTCCTTTGCGTCCAGATAGATTAGGAAACCAGCAATAATAAAGGTTTGATCTAGTTTCTTTGCAATAACGAATCTAAAGTTATCGATGGTTTGCATCACAATCCTTAGAAGTAAGTGCCAAAGATGGCATAAAAGTACATAGCCCCGAAGATAATCCCGAATGAGATGGAGACTATCCAATCCTTAATATTAGGAGACATTGTTACTCCGTAGTTAAACAACCCACTATAGAGGACTGAGTTAACAATCCTCTATTATTGGCTGTTTAGTCTTTGGTAAACAGTCGTTTAATTTCCTGCATAGCTACGTATTCTTTGGCGTTAAATGCATCGACTCCTTTTTCCTCGATAAAACTGATTTGACCATTAACAAGTGCCTGAACTCGTTCGGCCTGCTCGATGGTGAGCTTCACAACTTCAAAACGCTTTTGGTTTGCCATGGTGTAACTCCTAGTTGTTTGCTTCAGAGACTCTATTATCTAACACTACACTATGGCTGTCAAGTCTTTTTATTACCCCATTTACTGTACATGTAATCCATTGTTTGATCGTGCCAGTCTTGATAGTCTTTAAAGGGATACTGTGACCCATTCAGTTCAGGGAAGTGGCTAATCAGCTTGTGCCACACTATCGGATTAGGATGCCGTTTCTCCTGCAAGGGGCTCTTAAGGTCTTCCCAGCCAAGCCTAATCAGGATGTCCACAATAGCCCCTGAGCGGCTGATACCGGCTTGACAGTTAACCCATAGGTTAGCCTGCTTAGCCTTTACTGCCCGTATGAACTCAGCAGTCTTAGCGGCTTGTCCGTTTCCAAAGCCACCCAGCACAGAAGGATTGCCAGTGTCGTAAAACTCAAGGTACAGCGTGGCACTGTCGATAGGTGTCCTGATCCGTTCGTTGCGTTCTGTAGCGATTGAGATGAAGTAGTCTTTACCCTTTACAGGTTGTTGCTCAAGGAAGTACTGTCCGAAGTTCTCAGACGTTGCAAGGAGATAGGGAAGATTAGCTGTAAGCATTGTTTAGCCTTTAGTGTGTTCGGACAACAAAATACAAGCATCATCAAAGCATACTGAATCCACATACCCTTTATAGAGGGTACCTTTGTATTCATAGGATGAATAGCCTCCGTAGTTATAGGGCACTAGCCTCACTGTGGCTTTTTTGTTTCCTTTGTCTTTGTCTTCCTGGGTCATATATACATGCACGACATCAGGCTTAAGATATTGGCGGTCCATTGTTTACTCCGTTAGTTAATCAGGTTATCCGACTGTGCAGACTCCGAAGAATCTGCACAATCTGAAAGTCAATCAGGTGGCAGGGTCAGTGATCACCGGCACGTATCCCTGCGCAGTCTTGCGAAGCATCCAGTTACCGTCGTGCAAGTCTTTACCGTGTCCGCCTGCCCATGTTGCCGTCAAAGCTTGGGCGATATGTGCCGAGTCTTTATTGGTAGACTTCCCCACTCGGCGATGGTATGTCATAAGGTCGCCTACTTTGCCCAGCATCGGATCAATCTGCCGAGCCAGCATAGGCCAATGACACTTATCAACTTCATTGTTAGGCGTCAATCGCTCAAGCGTAACAACCACAACTGCACCCTCTCTTTTGTCTTCCTCTTGGATGATATCGCAGCTAAAGACTTTCGGGGCAAACTTGCTCGGAAGTTTTGCAATCTGTGCCAAGTACACCATATAACCGTCCTGCGTCGCGGCATCGTCATAGTTGCGCATCTGATGGGTCAGCGTGGCGATCTTAACAGCAACAGCCGGATTGGGGTGAGCGTAAGTCTTAGCAAACAGACCAGCACCAAGCTTTGAAACCTGCGGCAGTTGAATAGCCTTCTCGGTCAACCGAGCAAAGGTATCGGAAAGGCTGTCAGTGTGATGGTAACGGGTAAGCATTTTGACTAGTCCTGTAGTCTGTGTGGTGTATTTGGTGCAGAGACTCTATTAGAACCCCTGCACCGGATTGTGTCAACTACTAGATGATATTGTAGCGTTTTGCTAACACCATCAGAGCATCAGCGAAACCATCGTTACCATGATCCAGTGCGTTATTGTACAGGGCATGAACCTGATCCACCATATCGGGTATTGCCTGAATCTCGATCACTTCATCGGCCTGCTCAGTCTGTGCAGCTTTAGGAGGCTTTCCAAACCCCCTAGCGTGCTTTGCCATGCCTTGCAATCCTGGACCATCGACAACATAGTCTGGATGAGCTAGCGCAGCCTTCAGGATAGCCTTTAGATCAGACTTACGCTGCGCTGCCCCTTTGTAACCGTGAGCCTCAAGAGCGGCAGCGAAGTCATTACACATCCGCTGCATCATGCCTTGAGGATCAACAGCACCACGGACACACTGAACCATGCGGGCAATCCGTTCAGCCTCTGCCATGCCTGCATTGCATACCACATCAGCTAGCTCGGCAGCCAAGCCCAACATCGGCTGTTCAGCCTGTACAGCAGCTTCAGTATCAACAACCACAGGGTCAAAGACAGCAGCAGGATCGAACAGTGCAGCGGCAAATTGTGTTAGGTTTTGCACTTGATTTACTCCGTAGTAAGTAGGTTGTCTGTACTGCCTGACCATTGTCTCAGTGTTAACTACCGCAGTCAACTACCTGCACAGACTAAAGTGTAACAAGTTGTAACAGCATGGGATGCACAGTCTGCACAGTGGTGACACAGTGGCTTCGTAGTGGTGCTCCACAGCCCTTTACACTCCACAGTGTCAACTAAACTTGACAGTCTGCACAGTCTGACAGCATACGATGTCACATGCACTATACTGCATAGCCTGCACTATTGATCACCTGATCAGTAAGCCTGCACTATACTGCATACCCCCTAGGGTATACCTATACAGTCATTGAGCCAGGTTATCAAGCTGCATAGGTTCATAGGCTTTAGAGTGACGGGGGAGGGGGTCTAGGGCTGCGGAGAAACTTTGTAGTAGCTACACAGCCACAACAAAGGGCAAAATAGACTTCTAAATAGGAATAATTCTCATTTAGGATAAAGCTGCAAAGGTCTTGAAAGTTAAAGTAAAGTCTTAAGTAGTATCATAATATGAAAAGGAAGGCTGTATAGCCGGCTGCGGAGCCTGAGAACTAGGCTTTAGAGCCCCGCTGTAGAGCCTATTGAGCACCTGATAAGGGAACTGTAGTGTTAGTAGTCACTAACCTATTTAGCTACCGTTCGTCGGATCAAATCTACCGTTCGTCGGCTGCTGCTGGCTATTTAGAAAAAAGAGGAGTATAATGCTAAATACAGCAGGAAAACTGTTTTCTCCTATATAGTTATGTAGGATTTCACAACAAGATTTCCTGAATTGAACACGATGTAGACTAAAGGGAATTGAGCAATCCTCTTAGTTCACCCTACGGGGTATGTTGTAGCATAGAATTATATCTATAAGTAATACTCTAACAATAGAATAACTAGAACTATATAGTAGTAAACTTCTCTTTTTGTAGTAAAATAACTAGGCCCCTAAAGGACAACCTAAATGACAGATAATGTCCCTGTAGTAAGAAAAAGAGGTCGCCCTAAAAAGGCAGACATAGAGGCAGCTAAGAAGCCTGGAAATGGAAAAGTCGGTCGTCCTGTAGGGGATAATGGCCGTATTCAGGAACTTAAAGCTAGGCTGCTTAGTACTTCTGGCAACAAAGTTATTGACACTATTGTCCGTATTGCTTTAGACGATAATCATCAAGGACAGATGGCAGCACTTAAGATGTGCATTGACCGTCAGTTACCTATGTCTTTGTTTGAAAAAGATGCCAAGAGAGGTAGCAATGCTATCACTATTAACATCACTGGTGTTGGAAACGTAGAATCTACAGAATCCGATACCATTGAAGCAGACGACATAGACTACGAAGAACAAGACACCTAATGGCCGGCCTAAACGTAAAACTCCATAAAGCACAACTAGAAATCTTCAATGCCCCTAATCGCTTCAAAGTGGTTGCAGCGGGACGAAGGTTTGGAAAGAGTCGTTTAGCTGCCTGGATTCTACTCATCAAAGCCCTGCAAAGCCCTGAGAAGGATGTGTTCTACGTAGCTCCTACCTTCCAGCAAGCTAAAGACATTATGTGGGCAATGCTCAAGGAGCTTGGACACGAAGTCATTGTAGCGGCTCATGAGAACACAGGGGTACTAACCCTAGTCAATGGTCGGAAGATTGCTCTAAAGGGCTCTGATAGGCCGGATACGCTTCGTGGTGTTGGTCTTTACTACGTAGTTATTGACGAATACGCCAGCATGAAAGCTCAGGTGTGGGAACAGATCATCCGTCCTGCACTAGCAGACGTTAAAGGTGGGGCACTCTTCATCGGTACTCCAGCAGGACGTAACCACTTCTGGGACTTGTACAAGTATGCTGATGAGGCAGACGATGATGAGTGGACTTCTTTCCACTACACAAGCTACGATAATCCATTCTTAGACCCTTCAGAGATTGAAGCCGCAAAGAAAACCTTAAGCACCTTTGCCTTCAGACAAGAATTCATGTCTTCCTTTGAGGCTTCTGCTTCGGATATCTTCAAAGAAGAGTGGATCAAGTACGACAGAGAAGAGCCAAAGGATGGTGACTTCTATATGGCGGTGGACTTAGCAGGCTTTGCCGATGTGGCTAAGGAACAGGGTAATAAGAAGCAACGCCTAGATCAGTCTGCACTGGCCCTTGCTAAGGTGAATAACTCAGGTTGGTGGGTCAAAGACATCCAGTTTGGTCGGTGGGATGTTAGAGAGACTGCTGTACGCATCCTGAAGATGGCAAAGGACAACCAAGTCAGGGTTATTGGGATTGAGAAGGGTGCTCTAGCCAATGCCATCATGCCTTACATGCTGGACATTATGAAGCGAGTAGGCTTCTTTCCTAGGATTGAGTCAGTTACTCACGGAAACAAGAAGAAGACTGATCGGATTGTATGGTCGCTACAGGGTCGCTTTGAACACGGCAGGATTACTCTGAACAAAGGAGACTGGAATAGCACCTTTGTAGATGAACTTATGCAGTTTCCTGACCCCCGCACACATGACGACTTAATCGATGCTCTCAGTTACCTGGATCAGGTAGCCGTGACAGTGTATACAAAGGACATTGAAGATGAATATGACTGCTACGACGCGGTATCGGGGTACTGATGGACGATAAAGACACTCCTACCCAAGGCTATAACCTAACCACGAACCAGAAACGTCTGATGGCCTTTGTAGTCAACCACACAGACACCTGGCGTGACTACCGCGACGAGAACTACTTAGACACTTGGAACGAATACGAGAGGCTGTGGCGGGGTCTTTGGACAGGTTCTGACAAGAATCGTGATTCAGAGCGGTCCAGGATTGTCACACCAGCCATCCGACAAGCCATTGATAGTCGTCAAGCAGAGATTGAAGAGGCAATCTTTGGTCGTAAGGACTTCTTTGACGTTGATGATGACATTAACGACAAGAATTCCGAAGACATCGCCCTCTTAAAAGCCAATCTTCGTGAAGACTTCAAAAAAGATAAGATTAAGAAGGCAATCACACAGATTAATCAGCTTGGTGAGGTCTATGGCACAGGCATTGGTGAGTTAATCATCAAAGAAACCAAACAAAATAGCCCTGCAAAGCAAGATATTGGCGTAGAAGGCTTAGCCGCTGTTGGTGTGATGGAGACTGAACGGGTTTCGTTGAAATTAAAGCCTGTTTCGCCTAAAAATTTCCTCATTGACCCTAATGCCCTTGATTTAGACGACGCAATGGGATGTGCCATCGAGGAATTCGTCAGTCTGCACACAATCATTGCTGGTATGGCTAACGGAATGTACCGTAAATGCCCTATTGGTGAAGCCGGTCCTGATGACGACTTAGAACCTGTGCAGAACCGCACAGACTTTGACCATCAGCGAGTGAAAGTCCTTCGATATTACGGCTTAGTCCCTCGTGAACTCTTAGACGACTCTGAAGACACCGACAAAGACGAGTTAGAGGATGAGTTAGAAGCCAAGTCCGGTGAAGAGGAGATGATTGAAGAGTACGAAGAAGACTATGGCGACATGGTTGAGGCTCTTGTGGTCATTGCAAACGATGGGCACTTGCTCAAAGCTGTTCCTAACCCGTACATGATGAATGATCGCCCTATTGTGGTGTATCGTCCTGAAATCATCACAGGCCGCTTCTTTGGTTGTGGTACGGTGGAGAAGGGTTACAACATGCAGAAGGCTTTAGACGGCCAAATGCGTGCTCATATGGACGCCACAGCCCTTGCCACAGCACCTATGATGGGTTTAGATGCTACTCGGATGCCTAGGGGGTTTAAGTTTGAAATCAGGCCTGGAAAGTCCATCCTTACCAATGGAGACCCGAAAGAGGTACTTTTTCCGTTCAATTTTGGTCAGGTTAATCCCGTTAGCGTTCAAACTGCCCAATTGTTTGAGAGGTATCTTCAACAAGCTACTGGTACTCTTGATAGTGCTGGCTTACCCCAACAAGTAGGTAATCAAGCTGATGCTGGTGGAATGGCTATCGCTATCTCTGGTATCCTGAAGAAGCATAAGCGGGCTCTGATTAACTTCCAAGAAGACTTCTTAATGCCGTTTGTTGAGAAGGCTGCTTATCGGTTTATGCAGTTTGCTCCAGACCGTTATCCCGTCAAAGACATCAACTTCATCCCTACTTCAACGCTTGGCATCATGGCTAGGGAGTACGAACAGCAGCAGTTTATTGCACTGTTACAAACCCTTGGTCCGCAGTCTCCGATTGTGCCGTTAATCCTCAAAGGAATTGTAGAGAACTCCAGCCTGTCTAAGAGGGAAGAGTTGGTTAAGGCTCTAGAGGAAATGAGCAAGCCTAATCCTGAAGCACAGCAGGCTCAACAGATGCAACAGCAACTTCTTATGGCTGAACAACAGGCTAAAGTTAAGAAGACTATGGCTGAAGCTGATAAGACAGAGAAAGAAGCTGAAGTTGTTCCTATTATTGCACAGGCTAAGTTGACAGCAGCAACGTCTAATAACCTGGATGATAACAACGAAGGACAGGATTTTGCCAATCGTGCAAAGATTATGGAGTTACAAATTAAGAAACTCGACCTAGATACAAAGGAAAGGGATTCTATCCGTAATCTTGAAATCACAAAGATGCAGCAGGCTACAAAGCTCACCGAAGTGGGCATTAAAGACAGGACAGCACGGTTAAAGATTGAACGTGATGCCCAAGGAAATATCTCTTCAGTGAATAAGGAATAATATGGCAACCACTACTTCGCGTGCTCCTACCACTACTTACAATTTAGATGTTCTATCGTTAGCTCGTCGCTATAATCGTGTCATTGTTGAAGTGACTAAATCGCAATCGAGCAATGTTAGTCAGTCGATGCCGTTTGACGTTACACGACTGAAAAGCTATGTCTCTTCGTTGCGGGCTTATCTGAACTTAGTTGCTTCGTTGCCTTTGCTGGACTGCCCTGAGACGGGTCCCACTGAAGTGGCTCTGCCGGCTAATCCGCCTATTCAAGACATTGAGAATGAGTCGTCCTACGGCATCTTGACGATGTTGGATGTTGCTCGGGATGAGTTGACGGCTAGTCAGTCTGCTCGTCTTCCTACTGGTCTTCAGAAGTTTGACCTTGACCGCCAACTTAGCTACTTAGCCCGCATTGATGCTGTGTTGGCCTATGTCAGCACGCAAGAGCCGCTGGATCTGCCTGAGTCGTCACCTATGGTCGCTATCAGCGGTCCCGGCCATACTGGCGTTAACGTCTAAGGAATAACAATGGCTATTCAGTTTAACGTCGCTACTCGTAATGCTCGGTTGGATGCTATTGAGTCTACTAACAGCACCAGTTGTTCTTTAGAGATTCGATCAGGGGCTGCACCGGCTACTTGTGCTACTGCTGGTACTGGTACTATTCTGTCCACAATCAACCTTCCTTCCGATTGGATGGCAGCAGCTTCTGGTGGAGCTAAAGCCTATAATGCCACTTGGCAGGATGCCGATATGGACAACACCGGGACTGCTGCTCACTTTCGTGTTTATAACAGCCAAGCCACTAAAGACAACACTACTTGCTTTATGCAGGGCACTGTTGGTGTGGGTACAGGTGACTTACAAGTCAATAGCACGTCCTTCGCTCCTGGTGGCACCTTCACAATTACTCAGTTCACCTTGACTGATGGGAACGCTTAATCATGGCTTTATCTAATGCTCGTTTAACGTTAGTTAAGAACTATATCTTTGCCTCTGTTGATCCGGCTGTGGTGTCTGCTCGGACTGAAGCAACACGAAATGATGGTTTCCTTCGCGATTGGTTAAATAGTCCTTCTACTGTTACTGCTTGGGCTGAAGCGGTTAATGCAAAGACTTTGTTTGAGTCGATGGATATTAGTAAGTTTGATGGCTTGACAGCAGGTAAGCGGGAAGCTTGGCGGATGATGTTGGACTTTGCTCCGTTAGACTTCGGTACTCTAAAGAATCGGAAGGCTATTCAAGATCAGTGGGGTAATGCCGATAGTGTTGCTATTCTCCAGGCTGTGACTCGTTTTGCTACTAATTTTGAAGTCGCTATTGGTGGCAATGATGCCACAACCAACACTGTCACGGCTAAGAAGTTAACCTTAACTGGTCCTATTTCTTTAGATGATGTTAGTACAGCACTGAATCGAGGTTGACATGGCCGGTGAAACCCAGTTCGTACTAGCCGGTTCGTCGACTACGGTAATTAGCCACGCGGCCACACTGACGAATAACGCGTACACGTACACCGGGCTGACCGGGATCACGATGACTGATCTCGACAACAGCACAAATCTTTACCCGTCGCTGCGGGCTGTGCTGGACGTGCCTGATACGTTCTCAGCCGCGCCCACTGCTGGCGGATATGTCGCGCTGTACATGCTCAAGCTCAATATCGACAGCACGTCTGACGACATTCCTGCGCCGGATTCGGCAGCCCTGAAGGCTGCGCAGTTCATCGGATCGTTCCCGATTCAGGCGTATGACGTGGCTCAGCGAGTGACGATCGATTGCCCTGGGGTGCTGCGCGGCATCACGGCTGCGCAGTTCTTCATCGAGAACAAGACCGGAGTGTCGCTGAGCTACGCGAGCAGCCCGATCACGGTGAAAATCACGCCCTACTCGTTCAAGCCTGCGGCATAAGGTTTCGCTATGGCTAGCGGGATTAT